CCATTCTTGAAAGTATTTCATTCATATTCTGCCTGTTCTGCTCTCGTTCTTGTTTACTATTATCAATCAACTTAATTATTATTCCCTCAATTCTGGAATGGTTTTCAGCAATCTGCTTCATCAAGTCATTTGCCAGCCACTTGAATAGCTGTATGCCTCCCCAACTCATTCCAAGTAGCATTATTACGGGCAATCCAAAGCGTTCTGCAATCGCAATCCATTGTTCCACTACCCATGTTCCCTGACAATATCGGCTAACCGATTTGCCCTGTTTGGAGTTTGCCTTGCCCATAAGGAATCAAGCATATCATCTGCAGCACCTTTCCAGTTTCTATCCTTCATATTTGCTATTGCTTTACGAAAATTAGACCAACCCTTTACACCCATTTGATAACAACACTCAATGACCACCCCTTGTATTTCAGGAGGCAAGTCATCATACCAATCAAATTGTTTACCTAATTTTAAGTGTAATTGGGAAATGCGACCAGTTAAAATGTGTAACGACTCTTCCATAGTAAGCCAAGTGATCCCATGCCCTATAGTCCAAACACCTTCACTACATTGATATGGTTTACTCCGGAAGCCTTCATTAGCACCGATGCGTTCAATGAGTGCCTTGAAGTCAGGCATCAATCAGAGTCTAAAACAACTAAAGTAAATATCTTGCTTCCAAATTTTGTGCAAGTAACATTCAAGTTAGTAGTAGCCACTAATTCAGCATCTTGTGAAGTTATCCAATCCTGGATATCCTCTGCCAAATTACCATCAGCATCACCCGAAGTACCGACTATCTTATCATCATTATGTAAAAATGATTTAGCAACAATAGGCATTATTTATCCCCCTTTTTAGCAGCCTTTTTAGGGGCTTTCTTAATTGCATTACCATTTACATCACATTCTTCAAATCTATCTTTCAGGGATGCAAGGTCATGGTTTTCAGTAGCCTCTATAACAATACCACTTGGTTTTTTAAAATACTGTGCCATTTAAAAATCTCCTTATTAGACATGAGGGTAGAGCCTAAACCCCACCCTCATAATCATGTTTTTATTTAGCTAACATCTGTTAAGATATATACACCAAATGTATCCTTAACTTCTATCTCACCCCAAAAACCTGTGGCAACATAGTTTACAGCCCTTAACATTTCATCTCTTTCATTTGCTACTCTGAACAAACCTTCAGAACCAACACCAAGACCAACAGCACCTTTAGACATAGCAAACCCAGCAGCATCACCACCTGAACCAACATCTTCAGATATTTGATCAGACCAGTAAACATTGAATCCGGCAATAGATGTAATAAAGCCAACACCAAATGCCTCATCGCCTTTGCTTCCCATTAATGACATGGGTTTTGCATTTGAACCAGTAACAGCATCATCATGCAATAGACTTATAAGTCCTTTTGGACCCCATACCTGTTTTGGTGATAATACTAAACTATATGGCATGGGTGCAGATGCAGCCCTTAATTGCCTCATAGCACCAAAAACATGAGATAAAGCTAATGCAGTTCCAGCAGCAGACTCTGTTTGAGCAAAGCCAGTACCCAATGCAGTTAAATCAGCATCAAGTTTAGCAGCAACTGCATTACCAAGAGCAGTTCCAGCCTGACCAACAATATCATCATTTGAACCCATAAGAACAAGATCACTTACAGTTGAAGCAATAACATGTTCTGATACAGTTGCTGTTCTTGCAGCAGATGTGATTGCAACAGCAGTTGTAGTAGTAGCCTGTGTTGCAGCAGTTACATTACCTGAAGTTAATTTAGTCCAATCTGAAAATTGAACATGATTTGATCCTCTTGCAGCCTGTTGAACAGTTACAAGTGGGTACATTACATTTACATGATTAAATGCAATCACAGCATCGCCAATGGTTCTTCCGAGTCCACCAGCAGCAGTTGTAGTATTAGTTAAAGCCATTTCTAACTCCTAAAATTATCCATCCTCAACTATGGCATAGCCATCTTCGGTAGGATTATATATTAATTATTTAATGTTCCCTTGCCAAAGCCACTAAAATAACCAACAGATGATTTAACAGGGTTTTTACCTTCTCCCTTCCGTGTTGCCCTTTCTTCCATCTCATCTATATATTGCATATATCTGATCGGTTCTCCTTTATGTGTAACCTTCACATCTCCATCAGGTTGAGGGGTATGTGTCAGATCACCATTAGGATCAAGGTCAATTCCAAAAGGTTTATGAGGGTCTTTAGACGCCACCATATCCAATTTTTATTCCATGTGCGTCCGGTGTCATATTTGCCTGTTTATATCCCTGTGGGTCTTTTGATGCCCATTCAGCATGGGAACTATATCCACCAAATTCACCAACAGCAGTATTACCTGCCCTGGATGAATCGGTCTTACCAGCATTTGCATTGCTTTGCAACTGCTCTATAAATTGAGCCTTCACAGCATTGCTCATGCCATTTGTAAATACACGCTGATCCTCAGGAATTTTAGCATCAAGTCTTTCACTTTCCTCTAATTCCTTCGCTTGAAAAGCCTTAATCTGTTCAGCTTGTTTTTTAGCCACTTCATCACGCTCTTTGTATAAAGTTTCAAATTCAGAGTTGTTTTTTAAAGTCTGTTGCCTTGCATCTTCCTGTACAGCCTTTTGCTTTGCAATTTCAGCTTTTAAACTCTCATTTTCCGACTTGAACTGATTCTTCTGACCATTAACCTCCTGAAATCTATCATAAGGCACATCATTTTTAACATCAGCTTGTGTGCTGGGATTTGGTACGCTGTTATCTTCAGCTTGTGGTGTATTTTTTACTTCCGTTTCCATTTTATATCCTCTTTTGTGAGTTAATGTAATACTTTAATTTATCAATTATTAGGGTTTATATCAAATATTAATATTTAAATTTATATTTTTCTTACCCTTAGTGATTTTATTCAATTCTTTTTTAACATACTTATCTGCATTTGATATCAACTTCCTGGAACATCCATCCGGTATAGGTTTATTCTTTGCAGATATTACCCTTCCCATTTTAGCAAGATTTTCAACCTTACCACCATGAGCCATAGTTCCAAATTTAAACCCTGAAGAACCAATGCTTCTCATAGTCCAATCCCTTAAAAGGTCAGATGTCAATATGGGTGCTTTGCTGTTTTTAAATTCTGTTGCCTGTCTGAACATTGCCCCTGTTCTCTTTGATTCTCCATATTCCTTAGAATATCCCTTGAATGATTTACCCCAAACATCTTTTCCCTCCATAAAAATTTGCTTTCTAAAACAAGCTACTAAATCCGGTCCATACTTTGTAAAGAATTTCCTATCAAGCATTGATAATATCCTCTGCTTCCTTACCCCTGTGAAATTGTGATCTAACATCTGATGATGCCAATTCCCAGGAATGCCTACAATTAATTCCACCACCCTCAGTAAGTGATGCAGACCATTCACCACCCATAGAATTAATCTGATCCATTGTTATAGAACCAGCCTGAATAGCAGACAAACAAAATGGTCTTGTCTTTTCATCTGCCGGACCAATATAAACATATTTAGCATCCTTTGGTGCTTCATCCATCATCATCCTGGAAACAGACCTGGAGTAATTATTTAAACCATCATTCAATATTCTTTTCATTCCTGTTGAGCCATATCCCTTAGTTCCAACCACATCCATTATCTCATTGACAGTTTTTTTATTTATAATTCCATTAATAACTTCCTGCTTTATTGTGCCACTCATAGCAGCAACCTGGCCTGATAAATATTGTTCCGATTGGGTCAATAATGCCCTTAATGTAACCTCTGATATATCAGCAAATAATTCCTTTGATGCCAATACACCCACACTGCCTGAAGCATAAGCAGTTAATATCCCTGATGTTTTTGCTACCATTACAGCACCAACATCCAATTCATTTAATATAACAATAGCCTCTGCATTTGTTTTACCTTCTACCAATCCCAGCATAGCAGATATTGAATCAGACTTTGCAATTTCAAACTTGTCTGATAATTGCTGAACAACACCCTTAATATAATCTTGGTCTGCCATCTATACAGGGGCTGTTAATGCTGCTAATAGTGGTGATACTTCTGCTGGTTCTTCTGTTATTCCTGACCTTTCAGCAAGGAAGTCCAGGGCAGCTTGTCTATCTTCATACTTATCAGGGTTTTGTTGCATAATAACATCAGCAGTATCAATTAAGCCATTAGCAAGTTCCCAATCCCATTTTGCCCTCTGTTCTTCTGCTGATAATATATCTGTGCTTTCTGTATAATCCACATTCCATAAGACCCCTGCATCCTGTGTAACTTCAACAGCTAATATCCTTTTTTCCACCTCAAAGATTTTCCTTTCAATATCATTCCATCTTGTAACATCTGATGATCTATTATCCAATAATTCCTGCATCCTGAGTCTTCTTGATATGCCACTTTCAGCAGCAGTTCCATCTGCAAAGGAAGCATCTAATCCATAATTCTGTGCCAATAGTTTATAACTGTTGGTAATTGCACTTGAAATACTATCAACTGTATTAGGTGGTGATACCATTCCCAGGGTTCCATCATGTCCTAACTGGCTCCACTTATCCGGACCAATCTCCAGTTTATCATAATCAATATTAGAACCTGATATATATCCCATGCCGAATGATTGAAATTGGAGGTTAGCAGCCTTGTTAAACTCAGCCATATTAATCATCTCA